CCGTATATTGATTCGTGGTCTTTCAAACGCTTTTCTAAACTTGAGAATGTGACCATGTCACCAGAAGCTCGATAGTTAGAAATGGCAGTTTTTACAACCTCATAACCACCAGCCTGATTAATAATTTCAACTGACTTCACCAGACGCTTGAGTTCAGAAAGGTCTACAAAATATTTTTCTCGGTCAGCCTTGCTAATCTCTACACTTTGACCACATTGGAACTCGAAACCTTCATTCCACTCAGTTGCATTAGAAGGGGCTGAATCAACGATTTCTTTCGCGTATTGCAGTCCTTTATCTCTAATCAATTTAGTTGCTTTCATGTCTGGCTCCTTTCTCATCAAGCTCTTTACGCGCCAACCACCACAAAACCACCGCACCGCAAAGTACTGCTGTTACACACGAAATGAGTAAGCCCCATCCCAAAAACTCGAATTTGGTCATGCTGATTTCTCCCAACTGACGTCTATCAGGCTTGGTCTAAACACCACAACACAGCAACCAAAAGGTGCATTCGTTTTAGAACCGCCAAACTTTAAGCGGCCACGAATAAAATGAATTTCACGACCCAAACAATAGTCTTGAAACCAACGGGCATCAGTGCGAACAGGAACGAGTGCAACTACCGTATGCCCTTTACTTGCTGTTTCCGCTGCCTTAGCAACCCAATCGATGATTTCTTTGCCGTAAGGTGGATTCATCCAGCATGTCCCAGTCCACTCTTGCTTTAGACCATCAATTTCAGGTGTAAAATAACGTTCACATTTAGCGTTTTCAGGCAGAGCACAAACGTCTAAATCAAAGTTAAATACTCGATCCAATTTTTCGAAAAAATCTTGCGGCGTAGCCCATACATCAGTTCGATCATCAGCTAATCCAAATAACTTATTTTTTGTCATGGAATTCATACATTCACCCCATCAATCAATCGCTGAATATTTCTAGGAATTGGCATGCCCTCCCGGCGGCACATCTCTGCATATTCATGTGGATTGTCAAAAGGATCTGGCCCTAACTCTTGTTTAAGTTCTGGCTCTTTTTCCGTTGTTTGAAGCTTTTGTACTGGTGCAGGTTTACGGCCATTAATCCTTAACCTTTCCATCAAAGATTTGAGATGCTTTTGCGCTTCGTCATTGCTTACTGGGGTGTGTTCAGGTTCTTTATGCTCTAGTTGTAGCGGTGGAGTGTAAAACTCTTGCTGACGGCCTTTTAACTGAGCTTTAGCAACCATCACGTTGTAGGTCCCGAAGAAATTATCTTGAGCTGCTCGCATTTGGCCGGCTTCGATCAAATACATCACTTCGTCTAATGCATATTTTGTAATTTGTGTAATAACCACGGTACGGTCAGTCGTAAACTTACATGCACGTGACCAAGCTTCCTCTGGAGACATCCAACTTTCACCGATACACCAGGTGCGAAATTCAGCAAATGACGGCATAAAACGCCCACCTGCTGTAAGTAATCGAGCAAGTGCGTTGTTAAATTGATTTTTTTGAACGCCAACCAGTGTTTTAAGTGCAATTTGCTCAACTACTGACAGAGGAATTGCACTTTCGCCTGTTGCTGGAAATTGCTTATTGAACTGAGCAGCGTAAACAGTGCGAAGAGAAGCGATTAATTGACGCACTTCGTTCAAGGTAATCTCATGCATGACCTACCTCCTCAATCATTGGAAACTTTTTTGCCGGGGTTACATCCAAAATTTGAGATTCGCTTTGTTCCTCAAAAAGATTGGCGAAATAACCCGGCTCTTGTGGTTTTTGACCGGTTGAAGTGATTTGCTCTTGTTTCTTGCGGTTAGCAGCAACTTGTTTCTCGTTGTTTTGAACCCAAGAGAACCACTTAACCAACCAGATGCTTGGTGTATTCAACGAACTTGATTCGTTTGCAAAGTACCAGTCACCGAAATTTTGAATCATGGTTCTCAAGTCGATTTCAGGTACAGAAACAAATCTTTGTTGAGCAAGTGAGATGAAATCGTATTGAAACTCGCTGTATTCAGAAATGAATTCACGCATTGAGTAACGCTTGTGATCATCGATCTGATACTGAGCAAATTGAATTGGGGTTAATTGCGAATTTTCTTCACGCGCATTACTACTACTATCTATATATTGGTTATCGGTTAACGGTTTATGGTTAAGGTTTTTTTGGCTTTCACTTTCAGAACCCAAAATTAACCCACTGGGTTTTTGTGGGTTTTCAGAATTAACCGAGTCGCCTTCACTTTGGTTTTCTTTTGGTTTTTCCTTACGTGGACGCCCACCTTTCTTACCATTTTCACGATTTTTATCCCCTACTTTTTGATAAGCGGCGATTTCTGAATCACAACGTTTGTTGTGAAACCCGTCTTCCTCTTCCACAAAAAACTCTTGCAGCACAATTAATACTGCATCCCTTTCTTCTTGGGTATTTGCACGTAACCGACGAAAAACCGACTGGGTTTCTTTGGGTAATGGTTTTTCATTCAAATAATAGAAATCGAGAGCACGGCGATAAAAGCACTCTTCAACTGGGCTAAGGTGCGCTGTAGCAACCATAAAGTCGCTGATATGGTGGAGATATTTATACATCAGTGACTGCTCCTAATTTTACAAGACCGCGCATTTCCAACTGACGAATAATTCTTGGAGGAATAAATTCGTTGTTGATTTTGTAGCGAATACGAGACTTTTCTTTCACCTGAATTAGTTTGTGCCCATCCTCCATGAGACGGCGAACTGCTATAGCCTGCCCCCCCATATGGGTTAATTCTTCAAGTTGATAAAATCTTTCCTGAGCCTCAATTGCGGCATTCATAACTGAAAGTGGCATGGCTGCTAATTCTTTAGCCGAATAGATCTTTACTGGTTGTTCCAGTGGAATTACCACCTCTAGCGGTGTGGTGGAAACAGAAATATCCTGTTTTCTTCTTGCTGCATATCTCACTTTTCACCACCCTTTGGCTTAACATAGCCTCCAAAAGAATCAACCAAACACGCCTTGGTTAAGCTGGTTACAATCTGTTGTGCTAACCATTGCGTTATGCGAAATTGACGAGCCATAGCCTCTGAAAATTCAACCTTGGTTACCGCCGCATTATTTTCGTCATACCCTTTGTTGCGTAAATTTTGCTTTTTCACCTCAAATAGGTGGCCAAGTACTCGCAAAGCAGGCTCATAAAATGATTGAACTTGCTGCATTTGTTTATGATCAGGTTGGTTTTGGAATTTAGAATTCATGACACCTCCGCTAATGCTTGCTCAGCGCTTGTTAGTCGGCGTTTAGCGTTAAGTTCTGCAACTGTTGCGTGGCGAATCTGGCTTTTATGGATTGGTCCACAAGCACCAGAGGAGATAACCTTTACTCGGAACAAATCATTCGTGTACTTGTAGTCAATGATTTCAAGCAGGTAATCTTTGGAGCCTTGCGATGTAAGCACAACCACATCGCCTACTAAAAAATCTTGCGAGTTGAGTTCGGTTGGCTGTTCTGATAAATTATTTGTGTTCATTTGATTCACCTCAATTGAATGCCTATAAACCACTCTCTACCTGGATGGGGAGTGGTTTTTTATTTGAATAAAATCCGCATGTATTCAGGTGAAGTGAATGCATGTGCTAAATAAACTCGCGTTGCTTCTGCAATTTCAGGTGAGCAATACACATCACTTTCTTGCACAACCTTCAAACCAATGGCTGTCAACAAAAAGCTAATAAACTCAATCTCAGTCCATCCATTTGATTTCTTTTCTGTTTTCATCCGTGAAAGGATGCTTGCATCGACATTTATCATCTCTGCTACTTGTCTTTGATTGCTAGCGTTAAGTGCTTGCAATATGAGCGATTCGTTATTGCTAGCGCTTGCAGGCAATTCATTTAATACTTTGCTCATGGTTTAGTTCCTAAGCGGTTAATGATCCAAGGTTTTTGCTTTTTGTCGTCTGGGGACGAAGTTCAATCCAAATATCTTGATAGTTATCAGGGAAAAGCTCTTTTCGCGTTGTTAAACCAAGATCTTCAGCAATAACTGCTAGCCTGATTTTTCTATCAAGGGGGATAGCTTTCCATCCACTAACTGATGACGGAGCAATCCCCAGAAGTCTTGCTACCGCTGTGACACCACCTAGCTTGTCTATAAGTTGTGCGTCATTCATAACGTGCTCCTAATTTTTCTTTAATTATTAGGCATTCCTTATATTAAATCAATAGGAATACCTAATTTTATTTATGTTAGGATTTCCTAACATTGTGAGGATAGTTGTATGAATACTCTTGCTGAACGACTTAGGTATGCCATGGAAGTTTTGCCACCTAAAAAGATTAAAGGTGTTGAGCTTGCTCGTGCAGTAGGAGTTAAACCTCCTTCTGTGAGTGATTGGCTGTCTGGAAAATCCAAAACAATGGAAGGTGAAAATTTATTACGTGCCTCAAAATTTTTGAATGTTAATCCTTCATGGCTTGCATCTGGCACGGGAGAGATTCAATCAAGCACGAGAGATAAATTTAAACAACTGGATATCGAAGAGTTCAAAAAGAAATACAACATTAGTGATAGTGATGAAGCTCTTTTATTTTCAACAATTATCGAAAAACCGTTTATCCCATCATCTAAGCGTTGGGTTCCTGTTAAGGCTTACTCCAAGATGGGCATGGATGGCTATTTCACAGATATGGGTTATGAAGGCAATGCTGGAGATGGGTATGTTCCAACTCACTCAGCAGGACCAAGAGCCTATGGCATTAAAGGAACTGGCGACTCAATGTTTCCAGCAATTCGTAATGGCTGGTATGTTGTATGCGACCCTGATGCAGATCTTGTGCCGAATGAGTTTGTTCAAGTGTGCTTGAAGGATGGAAGATGCACAATTAAAGAATTTGTCGGCATCAATGGTGGGGTTTTAAGTTTGCTTTCTGTGAATGGTGGTGAGCGATTTTTCTTTGAAATGGATGAGGTAGAAAGCATTACAGCTATTACTGACATCGTACCACCAAGTCAGCACAGACAAGAACATCCTTATTCGCATTAATCACAGGAAGACTTATGGACAATTCAAAACGACCAATCAACCAGATTATTGCTCGCATCAATGATGCTGCGAAACATGGTGAAGCTTTGGTGCTAACAGCCGAAGAAGTGAAGATCCTCTCAAAGGACATTGGTGATAAAGTCTTTATTCCAGTCCTTACAAATGAACAAGTAGTGCAGTTGGTAAAATAAGGAAAGCTTGGACAGAAAATTAAATAATAAAAAAAGACCGATGATAAGTCGGTCTTTCCATCCAAGGTTAGGAAGGTCTTGGATTGACTAATGTTGGCAGCATTAGCTTTTGCGCCCACCAATATCACAAGATAATTGATAAATTGAGAATAACATATGTTTGGAGAAATTCATGTTGCTTGATAGAGTTTTGCAATTGGAGTTGATGAAAAAAATGGCTTCAACCTACCCTTTAGCTTATGATTTTTCACATGAAGTGTACCAACTTGAAGACGAATCTAGGAAGAAGGTATTTGCAAATTTATATTATCTACAATCCCATGAATTATTAGAGCCTAAAAGTATATTTCTTCAGCTTGGCTTTGGAGCAATACAAAACTCAACATTCACACTTGGGTATACTCGCTTAACCCAAAAGGGTGCAGATTTCATGGCTAATGATGGAGGTTTATCTGCAATATTTGGAGTGGTGACAATAAAATTCGAAGCAGACCAATTTAAAACTTTATTAGAATCAAAAATCATGGCAACCGATTTACCGCCTGCTGATAAGCGCAAATTGATTGATGGGCTTCGATCGCTTTCTGGCGAGAGTATAAAACACCTGACAACGAAAATTGTGGATTTGGGCTGGGATAATCTAGGGACACTAATTCGGATAATTCAAAGCAGCCTGGCTTAGCAATTTGCTTAAACTTTAGGAAACCAATTGGCTTAGTGTAATCACCAACTGGCACATAAAACTCATCACCATCAAATGGAAAATTTTCAAAGTAAATTTGAGTTGAGTTTTGGAAAAGTCTGTTTTCAATAATTACTATATTTTCTAATTTCATAAACTTACCTATCGTGACCCGACACGATCCTTTAAAAACATATCGGGAGGAGTATTTCACGTGAGTAAAATTGTAAATATTAATTCTGAACTAATTAATTTCTATATTGTCTTAAACGATCATGCTCTTGAAATTGATCTTAAAAACAGTGATAGGATCTGCTATACAATGATGGATAGGGATACGATAAATAAATTCATATCATCAACAGACAAAGACCAATTTTATCTTGATAACATTAAGTCAAATAGAAACTTCCGCTCAGAAATTACACTTAAGAAGCACGCTTAGGAGTTGGGTGGTGACCTGCTAGTTTTTCTAACTTTTCAATGGCATCTGAAAAGAACTCGCGTCTCCACTCTAAATCTAATTCACCAGCATATAGCGCTTCCAGCACAATCAGCTTTAGCTCGCCTTCTAAAATTATTGGAGATTCATCCCAAATATCTAGGCGTGCACAACAACTGTTTCTTTTATTCTTAGCGATCATAACAAACTCCATCCAACCCACCCCGTGTGGGTTTTCTTTTGTCTATTAAAGCATAAAAGTAAGCTTTCTTAAATTAAAATAAGATTTCTTATTGACAATAAAACTAAGTTTTCTTATATTTATCTCGTAGACATCAAAAAAGTCCCTGACATTCGACCGACGGGACTTTTACTCAATGAGTGAGATAAGTATGAATCAAAGAATTGAAAAGTACAAGTTTAGCCAAGCCTTTAGGGATGGCTCGAAAGCATTCGTAGCTTTCTGGATTATCACCTTCATTGCATTTGCTTTCTTAAAAGGCTGTGCCGACGAGCAATACGCCAATGAACTCAAAGCAAAGCAGAACATGTATGTGCGTGTGCAGGTTGAGGGGGTGAAGTGATGGAAATTCAAGTTAACCACAACAACCAATCATTTGTTGTATGTATCAACCCTATTGATAGCAGATCGTTTGTTTCCCAATTAATTGCTACTGCAAAAGCTTATGCAAAAACAACGTCAAAAAACTTTCATCGTATGAATGAAGTTTTAGCTCATTCAATTAAGTGTGAAGACCGTGACGTAATGCTTCAAATTTGGGCAAAAGCATTCAAGGAGCCCTCTCATGGATAACTACAAAATCAAAGTTAAAGATGAAGCTAGAGCAGATGAAGCAAAGGAGCTATTTAAAAAGCTTGGTTATCATCATGATAATTCTTCATATAAACCATATGTAGAATGGATTGCAGTTTTTGAAGATTGTAGCGGAAGTTTTTATAGCCACAATGTGAATTTAAATGAGTGCGTAGAAATTACTATAGCTCAACTCCGCGACCTTGTTGTGTTGAAGCGGAATAATGTTAAGGATGCGAATTATAAAAGTGCTAATGATTTTTATTATGTAACAGTAGAAAATCAGTACTATTTTTGGAATGGCTTTGCTTGGTGCTTGTCTGATGCTGATTTTATTATTGGTTTATCGCCAATTATTGATAATCCAGAGAACAAGGACCCAGCATTGATTAGCGGTGCGGATGCTTTGGCTGACATTACCAATGTTCAACATGCCTATGATGATCGTGATGTTTGGTACACCACACAGTATTCAACTTTAACAATACCTGAAATTTTAAAAGGCGAAACTTCTGATGGCCGAAAAATAAATTTCAGACTCAAACCCCAAACCATCAAGGTTGAGCTTGATCTGCCGAAGCCTTTTGAGCCGAAGGTGGGTGATATTTACTGGTTCCTCTCACCCTTCTATAGCACTGGATATGACCACTGCACTTTTGCAAATGACTCATCAGATAAACTGCATGTCCAATATGGCGCATATCGCTCAGAAGACGACGTTAAAAAGGCAGTTGAGCAACTCAGAAAGATACGAGGTGCCTCATGATCATAGCCATTTTAGATATCGTGCTTATTAACCTCATCTTGGCGGTTCACTGGGGGATTATCTAATGAATATGTTAGTTAACAAACCCGAGTTGTTGTGCCCTTCTTTCCCTTACTTAGATATGTCTACAGACATTCAAGTTGAAGGTGAGACGGTTTATTTCGATCTAACTTACGGCTGCAATGTTCTTAACTGCCAAATCAAAGCTGAAACGACTTACGACACTCGTGAAGTAACTGATCAGTTTAGTGGCTGTGCTCGTGACCAAGAATATGAAGTGCTTGTAGTAGATACAAAAACTCATGCTGTAGTGACCGATAAAGACGGCATCGAGTCACCTATAGGCTTACGTTTCAAGCTCACTGATGCACAAGTAAACAGCTTAAACGAGCAGCTTAAATACTACGCCGAAGAATTGGCAGATGAAGAAGCGGGAGTGGTGTGATGGAGTGGATTAGTGTTGAAAACCAAATGCCTGAGCCATTGCGTAATGTGCTTGTTTTGTTAGATGCAAACCCAGCTAAAAACCAAAACAAAATGGTGGCTCATTTCATTCCTAAGTTCACTGAAGAGTATCACGGTGATGATGATTGGTATGACTATGACGAAGAGCGGGCTTGTGGGTATGTAAAAGAAGGCTGGTATGCAAATACTGCTTATATCGGTGATGAGTATGGAAGTTATTTCTTAGATGAAAAAGTAACCCACTGGATGCCACTACCAGAACCACCAAAGAATTAGGAGAAGATTATGAATAACCGCATGTCAAAAGAAGATTTTTTATCAGTTTTAAGTGGCTTATTTGACTGTCATACAGGTAGCGACCATTTCGATGAAGAAGCATGGCTTGAGTGTTGGGAAAATGGCGAAGACCCAGTAGCAGCATTCTACGATGAATATCCTGAATACGATGAGCTTTAAGGAGAAGATTATGAATGCGCCAGTGCAACACTCAGGACAGAACCCTTTTGCAGTAGCTGCTCCTACTACTCAAGCAATGTCTACAGTTCAATCTGATAGTCAACGTGCAATTGCAGAGGTTCAAGCAGCTTTAGTTATTGCTAAACAGTTTCCACGCAATCCAATTGAAGCTTATGACCGGATTATGAACGCTTGCCAGCGTCCAGGTTTAGCTCAATCGGCTGTTTATTCTTATGCTCGTGGTGGTAGTTCGGTAACTGGTCCATCAATTCGACTTGCGGAAATGCTTGCTCAGAATTGGGGGAATATTCAGTACGGTATCCGTGAATTATCTTCTGAAAATGGCGAATCTACAGTTGAAGCATTTGCTTGGGATGTTGAAACAAATACCCGTCAAACAAAGGTTTTTCAGGTTCCACATATTCGTTATACACGCAATGGATCTAAAAAATTAACAGATCCACGCGATATTTATGAATTGGTTGCAAACAATGGTGCCCGTCGTCTACGTGCATGCATCTTAGGTGTAATACCCGGTGATGTTATTGATGATGCAGTTAATCAGTGTGAAAAGACAATCCATGCAAGTGCTGATACTTCACCAGAAGCTGTACAAAAACTTGTTGTTGCCTTTGAGCAATTTAACGTCACCAAGAAAGACATTGAAGATTACATTCAGCGTCGTCTTGATGCTATTACAGCAGCCAATATCGTTGCGCTTCGCAAGATTTTCACTAGCTTACGTGATGGCATGAGTTCACCTAAAGACTGGTTTAAAAATGTCACTGTGAAGGAAGTTGGAGAAGTTCAGGAAGTTAAACCAACTGTACCAGACAACGAGTTCCCGGTTCTCTTAGAGCAAATCAAAGCCGATGCAGTTACTAAAGAATATGTATTAGAAGGCTATGCACTTACTAATGCACAAAGAGCTGAGGTAAATGCACTATGAAGCTATTCCGATGCTCAAGCCTTCATAAGCTTGTAGGCGACCCTAAAACTAAAGGCTCAGTTCTTAGCGATACAGCTAAGACTGAGATTAGAACAATCGTTAAGGAGGACTTGACCACGTTCAAGTCTTTCAAAGGCAACCAGTACACGGCTAAAGGTAATGCGCTTGAAGAAATCGCAATTAGCCTGTCTGGTAAGGTTCGTTTTCGTCAATACTTAAAACATCAAGGCCGTTTGGAAAATGAACTAATCACTGGTGAATGTGACATTCTTGACCTAAATAACAAGTTGATCATCGACACTAAATGTACTTGGGATATTGGTACTCATCCCTTCTTTCAAGATGAAGCAGAAGAAAAGGCAAAGAAAGCCGGTTATGACTGGCAGATGCAAGGCTACATGTGGCTTTACGACTGTGAACAAGCAATGGTTGATTTCTGGCTACTCCCTTGCCCTGTCGAGCTTACAAATGATTGGGATGACCGAGAACAGCTAATTGATTTAGTTGAGCGTATCGATCTTAGAGAACGTTTAACAACTGTCACCTACAAACGTGACGAAGCAATGATCCAGAAGATCAAAGACAAAATTCCACATGCTCAAGAGTACTACGCAAAGTTATATCAAGAGCGCATTAAGGCAAAGGTGGCAGCATGAAACAAATCGAATTAAACACAATTAGCGGTACTTCTGACCAGATCGCAGAAGAGATTTTTAAGAAAATTATTGGGCCTATGGTTGATGAAATGAATAGCCAAGATAAAGACTCAGCAAAGGTTTTCACATTCTCAGTAATGTGGCTTGGTATGGCTTTATATGCTGCTCAATTTGAACCGCACAATGCCAAGAAAACAATTCAATTCAGTGTTGATCAGTTCATGGCAACGTTTGACAAATTCAGCAAAAGACCGAGCTAAGGAGCAGCAGCATGACAGATTTGAATAAGGAAAGAGAGCTAGAGCTTTTCAATGCTTTTGTTGAGAAAAATCTACCAGAACTTTTTGAAAAGCATAGCAATGGTAATTTCTTTGCAAAAGTTACTTATGACTCTATGTTTGGTGCTTGGTTGGGAGCCAAAGCTCAGGCGGTGCCAGAGGGCTGGGTAATTGCTCCCCAAGAATTGCCTTTGGATATGGCTTTAAAAATTGCAAAAGAGCGAATTTTAGAACAGCCACCAGTAAAGGACCCTGTTCTGAATGAGATCTTGGAAAAAGCCCACAAGGAAAATATTCAATCTGAACAATGTCGCTTAATGCGCGATTACAAGGAAATGGTTAAACGGTTAAGCGAATCGGGAGCTGAAAAATGAAAATGAACGCACCAATTAAACTTGAAATGAAAGTTTATGCAGTTAATAAAGATGGGCAACAAGCAATTGTTACTATGTCACTCTCTCTTGGTCAGTACCCTACGCGTTCAACGCTTGAAAAGATATTTAAGGATGCTGAAGGCCACTTGCCAGATGATTTTCGCGTGATGAATAAATCTGAGTTTTTTAACGCATACCTTCAAGAAGAGTACGGGACAACTGAAAAATTCGCTACACCTAGTTCTCGTGAATTTACTGATGATGTTATTGAAATGGATGAATCGGGAGCTGAGGGATGAGTGAATTAATTAAGGTTTTGGATGGTGGTGATTTCCGTGATCGTTGGAATGAGCTTTGTATCAAGCTAGAAGATTATGAAAACATCAATTGTGATAATTACGAACAAGAGCTCCATGATTTATTTGAATACCACAGCTTTAAATTTGATGAATCAAAGCACGAATATTGGGAAATCGAATAATGAGTGAAGTTAAAGCGGAAAGTAAGGAGGGGTGAATGGAGATTGATCGTCGTGTACGTGCTAAAGAATTTATGATGCTAATGTCTATTGGCCGCACTAAATTCTATCGCATGATTAAGAATGGTGAAATTCCTCAACCAATCAAGGTAAGTGACAAAGAAGTATTTTGGCACGAATCTAGTGTTAAGAAAGTTGTCGAAAAACACAAAGATAATTCTGATATGATAGCCTGCTAATTGCAGGCTTTCTTTTAAGTCGAGTGTGTTTAAAAACGGGTAATTAAACGGGTAACACTCTAGCCATTTAGAAATTAATTGATCATTTTCAAAAGGTTAAGATGGACAAGATAGTTGTAAAGAAACATAATGGCGGAACCATCGCACAAAACAAACGTGCCCGTCATGATTATTTTATCGAAGAAAAATTTGAAGCTGGCATGTCTTTACTAGGCTGGGAAGTAAAATCTTTACGTGCCGGTCGTATGAGTTTGACAGAAAGTTATGTCATTTTTAAAAATGGTGAAGCATTCTTATTTGGTGCTCAGATTCAACCACTCCTTTCTGCATCTACACATATTGTGCCGGAAGCTACACGTACACGAAAATTATTATTATCTCGTCGTGAACTTGAAAAGCTTATGGGTGCGGTGAACCAAAAAGGTTATTCGTGCGTTCCATTAGCATGTTACTGGAAAGGTCATCTGGTTAAGCTTGAAATTGCACTCGTGAAAGGTAAACAACTTCACGATAAACGAGCGACTGAAAAAGAACGTGACTGGCAACGTGATAAAGCACGTATATTTCATAAGTAATAGACTAAAAAGCCTCTTTATAGAGGCTTTTTTATTTTTCACTAATTTAATCTATATAAAAGCCCAGCAATATATTCACCAAACCATTTAGCAGTATCTAAATCACCTTGTGGCGGTGTAATTTCAACAGGTGCATTATCTGATTGAGTCATCAACCCTAAACAGCTCGATAAACGGTTTAAATCGGTTTCAGTATGGCCTGTTGTCATTAAAGGTAAACCTGACCACAACATGCCGTGCTGCATCGCAAAAATGTTAAGTTGTTGCAGAACCGCCAGTTTATCACCACTTAAACCGCCCGAATTTGCAAAACCCGCTGCTAACTTACCCTGCCATAAACGATTTTTCCAACGTTTAGATGTACTATCCATAAACTTTTTAAAATCGGCAGTTACGCTTCCCATATAAGTTGGGGAACCAAAAATAATGCCGTGTGAGACATCTAAGACATCCCAATCAATATGCTCAATATTCATCACATGTACTTTGACGCCCATCACTTCGGCGCCACTTGCGATAGCAGACGCTACCTTTGCAGTGTGACCATAAGGACTGTGATAGACAATAGAGAGATGTTTTTCAGGCAAAGACATAAGCTTAATATTTTGAGCGATTTTTTCTATTTTATCATTTTATTAAAACTTGCTAAACCTTCCTCTATAAACATGAAATCTCAGTACTGGCCTTAATTTTTTGAATAAATATGGAAAATTCAAAATAAAAAACTCTCTTATGCTATTTTGAAATTTAAACAACATAAGAGAGTATTATTA